GTACTATTGATTTCGTTAAAGCAGATGCTGGAAGTACAGCAGTACAAACGGCATTTCAGAAAATAAATAAAGAAACTGAAAGTCAGGCATATTCAGCTTCTGAAGATGAACCTATAGTACATGAGCCTCCTATTATAGATATTACATTCAAACCAGGTACACTCCATACCGAATCAACAGTCCCCAGTGGTACAGGAAACCTAATTAGATATCACGACAAATCACTGCATTGGGGTTCTGGCATATTAAAATATAAAGGAGAAGAATATAAGATACCACCAGGTAATAGCACTGATGGATGGAATATAGATGACGCAAGCGTATCAGCAGCAGGTACAACAGGGGCACAGTTCTTTAGTAAAGCAGATAGTTATGATTCTGAAGGTAGAAGTTCTGTTACTGGTGGGGGTGCAGATGGATATCCAGACTCATACCACGTATGTTTTATAGACTTTGGTGCTACAGGTGGTGAACTGCGATTACAGTGGGTAGACGTAGCCACTTTTGAAGCATATGTAAAAGATAGAGCAAGTAAATTAATTATAGCTGAGGGACATGCAGATGTAGCAGATACTGGTATGGCTCACCATAAGATGCTTATTAACCATACTGGAAAGGGAGCTGAACAAGTAAAAGAGTCAAACTATCTTGGACAAGGTTTTGGTTCAGGACTAGTAACAGCACCAGTGCTTGCTTTTGATGGAGATAGAACTACAGGTATATACCACCATAGTGATGGCAGTATAGGTTTTGCATCGGAGGGAACTCTTGAATCAGTTATTGATGACAACGGTTATTTTTATATTACTAATGGTGTTGTATTTGGAGGTGCTGGATTAACTGGAAGTGGTAATTACATAAATGCTTCTGGGTCAGGTGCTAGTAGAGCAACTACATTTAACACAGATGATGGTAGTAGTGGTACTGCTACTAGAATGCAACTTTTTAGTGCAGGTATGATTATAAATACGTTAAGTTCAGGTACTGGGACAGATTTAATTGTTGATACTGGTCCAGGATATAATTTAATTAAAAGTAAAACATCATCTAAAAAACACAAAAAAGATATAAAAGATACATTAGTTCCTACAGAAAAAATATATGATTTGCAACCAAAAGATTTTGTATGGAAATCAAATGATAAGTCAGACGTAGGATTAATTGCAGAAGAAGTAGCAGAAATTTTACCTGAATTTACAATATCTAATCCTGATGGAGAGGTTGAATCAGTGCGATATGATTTACTTTCTGTAGCAATAATTGCTGAACTTAAAAAATTAAAAAACGAAATAACTGAAATAAAGGAGAATTTAGATGCCTGATATTACATTATCATTTACAGATGCACAATGGGCACGAATGGAAGCTGCAGGAATACACTTAACAGGTATAGGAACTGTAACAGAAGATAACACTTTTGAAAGTTTATTAAAGGCAAATTTGAACCGTATAATAAAAAAGAGGGTTGAATCTTTTGAAAGAGCGAGTGCATCCGTTGATTCATTTTAGTGAATGCAACTAAAAAAATAATAAAACTTAGAAAAGATAATCCACTATGGTCTAATGCAAGAATAGCAGAAAAAGTGGGGTGCAGTAGACAGTACGTGCATCGAATTATAAAAAGAGTAGACCTACCAAATCCTCCTAGAAAAAGAAAAGTAAGATTTTGTGCTATTTGTAGTAGCGAATCTACAGCAATAGTTCATAAGGGCAGATGTAGTTATGAATACTATAGACCTGAAGTAACATGTTCATTCTGCCACATTAAATTTAGAAGAACTAAGACAGCACTTAGACAGGGTTATATAAGAGGTTGTAACAACATCTACTGTAGTCGGCAATGCTATAATAAAGGTAGGGTTGATAAAACAATAAGTTGGGCAAGATGACAATACCAATAGACAATAATTTAATAACTACGTGGGAACCTAAAATTCAGGGATTAGTTAATAAATATTATGTCACTGGTATGGACAAAGATGACCTAATTCAAGAACTAAGAATGGTGTTGATGAGGTGTGCAGAAAAATATGATACTACAAAAAGCACAGCTAGTTTTCATACCTACGTTCACAGAGGAATGATAAATACTTTAATTACTTTAATTAATAAAGCGACTAAATTACCTGAAGTAGTTAGTTTTGATAAAACCTTCGTTTCTGTTACTGACAATGAACAGAATCCCAACGAACTTCAAAAAGCTTTAGAAGACCCGAATGCCGAAGATTTTTCTAATTTACTCTTGCTAGATGACATATTATCTGATAATAATGAAACATTCACAGATAAAGAAAAAGTATTCATATCTAGTAGAGTAGATGGACTTACCATGGAAGAGATTACAGAAGACTTAGGTGAGTCATCATATAGAGTTAGACAGAATTTAAAAGAAAGACTAAAGGCATACATAAATGGTATCAAAGCATCCTAAAGATTATAGTGTAAAAGATATACATGGTGCGTTCATGAAACTATATGAACAGATTCATAACGAACCCTATAATTATAATGATGGGAAGAATAAAAGTCCCTTTCCTTTTATTGGTAATGAAATTAAAGCTTTAAAAAAATTACATAATGAACATGATACTTATGCAATTTTATGTGCAATGTACAACGCTATAGGACAGAACAGTACATTCTTCTCTGTAGTAAATTTTAGTGATAGCTTTGAAAGATATAAGACTAAGCATGACCCTAAATTATATTGGTATATTATTGTAACAGATGATGCTAAAGTAAAAAATGCGTGGACACGTTATAACATTTTAAAAGCAACGTGGTTTCCAAATGCAGGACATAATAGAGATTTAAAAAAACTAGAAGATAAATTTGAGAGATGGCTAGAAAAAATAGAAAAGGTGGATTAACAACTACAGGCTCTAAATCTTTGACAAAGGATACTAGAGTATATAAGATAGTAGCAATTAATTCTTTAACAGATAAACCAAGTGGTGTAAAAGAATCTGTTATAGGACTGAATGAGGCTAAAAGAATAGCTGACCTCATGGCTCAAGAAAAAAATAGAAAATGTTACGTATTGGATAATAGTAACAGGTCAGTATACAGAACAGAGATAAAAGAGGATTAAATGGAAAATTACGAATATGTTGAATCAGGCATTATTTTAAATATCAAACAGAAGTCTACACTAGATAACTTTCCTTTTAAGGCAAAAGATTTTGCCGTACATGGAAAAGCGTTTTCATTTCTAACTAATTTCTATGATGACTTTCAGGATTTCCCAAGTAAAAAAGTATTAAGTGAAAACTTTCCAGACTTGGATATTAATGTGCCATCTACGGATTTTGAATATCTGACTCAAGAATTTAGAAAACAGGTTATCTTTAGAAATGTGGTGCAAGCATTTCAACAGAATAAAGAAAAGCTAAAGACCGACCCAAAAATGGCGTTGGCAAAGATTATGGATGGACTAGAAGATATCAACGTAGTCTATGATGAAGACGTTACTTATTATGATACAAAACAAACAGACCGATTTGAAAACTATAAAGAAAAAATTCGCCAAAGAAGATTAGGTGACGGTCTTATGGGAATACCAACACCCTTTACAAATATTAATAGAACAGGTGTTGGGTGGCAACCTGCTGATTTAGTTTCCTTTTTTGCTAGACCAACTGTTGGTAAAACATGGATGTGTATTCAAACAGCAGCTATTGCAATTATGAAAGGTTATAGAACTTTATTTATATCTAGTGAAATGCCTACCTCTGCAATCAACCTTAGAATGGATGTTGTGATTGCAAAGATGAAAGGTTATAACTTCTCTCATAAAGCATTAAGAAATGGGGACCCCATAGATGAAGAAAAATATAAAGAGTTCCTAGATGGCTTAGAAGAAAAAAACTTATTAGTATGTGACCATATAGAGGGCGAATCTACAATATCTATTGGAAGTATACAAGCATTGATTCGTAAACATAATCCTGATTTCGTAGTAGTAGATGGTATCTACTTAGTATCAAGTGGGGATGGCAGAAAAGCAATGTGGGAACAAAACCACAGTTTGTTTTATGGTATGAAGAATATCTGCCTAGCCACTAATAAACCAATATTTGTCTCAACACAGGCTACTAGAGAGGCGGCTGATATTTTCACGCCACCTAGAGTCGACCAAGTAGCCTTTGGAGATGCTCTTATCAGAGCTTCTGACGTTGCAATTGCAATGGCAAAAGTTGAAGAGTCAGAGGACCAACGAGTGGTACAATATCAAAAGTACCGAGACGGTATTCTGCCTTCTGATACATCCTTTCTTAGATGGGATGTTGATAAGGGGCATATAGAAGAAATAAACGAGTTTCTAACGGAGGACACAGAGTTTTGATTAAAATACTTATCAAGTACTGGAGTCTTTTTAATAAGTACAAGGATGTTTTGCCAGAGGTTATTCAGCTTGTGGATACTGCTGTAAAAGCTGTTGAAGATAAGAAAATAACTAAAGCAGAGCAAAGTGCTTTGATGAAAGAATACTGGACAGTAATTAACAAAATAAAAGAAAACTCATAATCATATGATTGATTGGGCTGAAGCATTACAAAAAGTTGGAATAGATGTACCACTGGGGACTGATGAGTTCTCTGTGGTTTGTCCTTTTCATGACGATAATGTAGCTTCATGTGCGATTAATATTGATAAGGGAGTTTGGATTTGTTTTGCAGGTTGTGGACAAGGTTCTTTAAAAACTTTTATATATAAACATTTAGGGGGTAATGACATACAATTAACAGACGTTTTGACACCAAAACCAAGTTATGATGTGAATCTCTTTGATGATGTAGTTATAGATAAGAGTGATGAAAACATTGATGATATTTTTATCCCAAACTTTATTGAACACAAATATCCAGAATGGATTTATGATAGAGGGTTTAATACCCAAATATTAAAATTTTGGGGTTGTGGCACTAATGAATGGGGTGACCTAATCATACCAATACACAGTATGCAAGATAAATTAATTGGGTGGGTGGCTCGTAGACAAAAAGCAATACCTAAGTATATGTATTCCTATAAGTTTCAGAAATCAAAAGTATTATTTGGTGCAAACAAACTAAGTGCTCTAAAAGAACACTATGTATGTGTTACCGAAGGTGCTCTTGATACTATGTGGTTATGGCAGCACAATATACCTAGCGTAGCTATTCTAGGAGCCACAATGTCTAAAGAACAATGCAATCTTCTTAGGTCTTTTAAAGTAGAAGAAATTGTGTTATGCTTTGACAATGATGTCGCAGGGCAACGAGCTGTTGAAAAAGCAACGACTATGCTTTCAGGCAGTGTGCTGACATCATCAATATCGTTGCCACAAGAGTACAAAGATGTACAAGAAATAACAAACCAAGCATTACTCAAAGAAGTAATAGCTAATAGAAGCTTTTTTTAAAAGGCTCAAGGAGGAAAATATGGGTGGAATATCCATGATTTCACAGAGACGGAAGCAAATAAATACTCCTGCCTCTGTTACAAACAATAACCAATCAGAGTTATGGTTCAAAGATGGCGACCAAGCTTTGATTAAATCAGTAGCAACAGGACACCCTGATGATACTGCGATGACATACATCAGAGTTTTCCAATACAGAGATGGAAACACTTTTAAGACTGTTCTTGAATCCATTTTTGATGGAGAGAAAGACGAGTACACAACTCCCGAAGGATTATCAATTGATGGTATTCCAGAAGGTGTATCACCAAAACATCAATTTGCCTTTTGGGCATACGTTGATGAAGTATTCCATGCTGAAAAGCGAGTGGAATCTTGGGAAGTGGTAGCAGGTAAAAGTGGAAAAGAGATGTACAAAGAAGTTGTAAACGACTTCAAAGTAATCAAATTAGGTTTTGGACGAGGGGACATTGTTTTCGGACAATTAGAAGAAATCTATGAAGATGAAGGTAGCTTAGACAAGTCACCTATCCGAATAAAAAGGATGGGAGCTGGTCTAGACACAAACTACCACATTACATCTTTAGCAAGGGAATTAGAGATACCTGCCGAAAAAAAGGCAGAGATTGCTAACCTACCTTCTATAAACCAATACTGTATTGACACTTGGGGTGTAAAGGCAGGAACTCAAGCAGAACAATCTGCTGACGATTTGTTTTCGTAGAAAGTTCCAATGATTGTACAACCCGATGATTTCGATAATGTTCTAGATAGACTTTGGGACCACTCAACATTTTTTGTGGACGTGGAGACTAATGGACTAGATGGTCACGGGTACAATCAACTCTGTGGAATCGGAATCGGATTAGACGATTCAGAAGATACATTTTATTTTCCATATCGGCATATGCCATTTGGATTAGTTAATTTATCTGATGAACAAATACAAAAATTGATAACTATGCTCAACTCAGTTGGGTCTATTTTGATAGCGTATAATGCTAAATTCGATATCCGATTCTTACAGAAAGAAGGTTTAAATATTAATGGAAAATCAATCTTTGACGTGTTGCCTATGGTACGACTTATAGAACACAGTAATGTTAATATGCTCTCTCTAACTGAAACTATTAAAAGACGATATGGAATAGAGCATGCACAATACGATATAGATACCAAAAAAGCATTACGCCAAGGGGGATGGACAAAAGATTTTAGTAAAGCTCCCATTGATATACTAGGTCCTTACTGCGAAAAAGATGTGTTCTATACTAGGAAAATATATTTTGAGTGTCTTCAACAATTAGAAAAAACTAAGCAATTAGATATATGGACACTACAAGTAAGACTTACCCGTGTCTTATTTGACATGGAAAATAAGGGTGTAAAGGTTGATACGAACTATGTCAAGAAAGCTACACAACTTATAGCAAGTAGAAAACAAGAGATAGAACAGAAGATAAAAGATATTACTACAGGTGTATTTGATGATGAATATAATATTGCAAGTACACAACAGATGGGGCCTGTATTTCAAAGTTTAAATATTTCATCTCCTGAAAAAACTGCTAAAGGAAATGATTCTTGGAATGAAGCAGCCCTAGCTCAAATAAATCATCCTATTGCAGGACTAGTTAGACAATGGAGAACACTAGAAAAACTTAGGTCTACATATTTAGAACCTTTTGAGAATGAAGATGGCTTAGATTTGCATACAGATTTTTGTAATTGGGGAACAGTAACAGGGCGTTTATCTAGTAGAAACCCTAATTTACAAAATGTACCTAGAAATCATTTCAAAGTAACTGATACTGATTTATCTGATGAAGACCTAGCTACTGTAAAGAATAGAGTTGATGCAGTTATAGCAACTAAGGGTGGGAAAAGTGTAGAGTTGAGCAATGATGTAATAAAAACATGGGCATTTATTGGCGATGAGTCATTTGATGAAACTGATGATAGTCAAATCTCACTACGTAGATTAATTGTACCTAGAGATAATACCCATCTAGTAAGTTTTGATTACTCACAAATGGAAGTTAGAGTCTTTTTAAGTTACA